ACAAGCCTTGTGCTTGCGTACAATCGGTATCAGGACATCGACCGGATGGGCGAGATTCAGGCGATCAACGCAAACGTTAGGCATCCGGGGTTCCTGCCGCAGCGCGAAAGGATCTACATCAATGTCTGATCCGGTCGTTATAAAAATCGGCAACGAATACTGGGACAAGCCGTCCGACATGCGCATCGATCTGTCTGTCGAAAATATCGCGGGCGTCTTCTCGCTCGCGTTTCCGCAGTTCATCGGCAATGCAATTTTCAAGAAGATCAACAAGATGGGCGCGGCGGCGCAAATCCTGATCGGCGATGTGCCGGTCATCAACGGCTTCATCGAGTCGATCCGCGTCGTCAATCAAATGGGCAACCGGCGCGTCACGATGTCGGGCCGGGACAAGACGGGCGATCTCGTCGATTGCTCTTTTGTCGGGACGCCGAACGAATGGAAAAAGCAGACCGTCCTGAATATCATCAAGGACTTGTGCGCGCCGTTCGGCATTGCGGTCGTCGCGAGCGGGAGCGCTGCGTCTGCCGCTTCGGCAATCATCGAGACGTATAAGGCGACCGAGGGCGTGGCGATTTTCAGTTTGATCTCGCAGCTTTGTGTCGACAACTCCGTCATGCCGATCTCAATTGGCGACGGCAAGCTGACGCTGGTCAGGGCCGAAGACGCGCAACAGATTTCCGACAAGATCGAGAACCCGGGCAATGTCATCGCAGCTGAGTTTGTCGCCGATGACATGGATCGATTCAGCGCATACACGGTGCGCGGGCAAGGGATTGAAACGCCGGAGAAATCGCTCGATGCGTTCCTGCAAGTATCCGGTGCGTTTGCCGACGCGATCGTTTCGAGGACGCGCACAAAAATGATGTTCCCGGAGAACCCGGCGACAAACGAGAAGTGCATCGCCCGGGCAAAGTGGGAAGCAAAATACAGGGCCGGCATGTCGCGGCAATTCGAATACACGGTCGGCAACTTTCTGCGGGCAAACGGAAAGCCATGGTCGATCAATTCACTCATCTCTGTGAGCGATGACAATCTGAAATACGACAACAGCCTGTACTGCCACGGCGTTTCGTTTCAGCGCAATGGCGCGCATGACAGGACGATGCTGTCGCTTGCGCCCGCCTACACGTTCACGGCGGACGGCAAGATCGAGAAAACGGTGGTTGACACATGAGTATCTATTCTGACGTCCAGCGGATCATCGGCACGCTTCGGTCAAAGGTGTTCCTGTCGGCCGGGCGCGGCACGCTCAAGACGAGCGACAACTCAAAGTCGACCGCGAAGATGCAGGGCGAATTTCTCAAAGACGAAATCATCAGCGACATCGAAAAGATGGAAGACTACGGCTTCTCATCGCGGCCTGAAGAAGGCGCGCAGATCGTCGCCATATTCATCGACGGCAACCGCGAGCAGGGCCTTGTTGTCCGGTCGCATGATCGCAGATACAGACCGGTCGATTTACAGCCGGGAGAGGCGTGCATGTACCACAAGGATGGATCGCGTGTCACAATGAAAGCAAATGGCGACATCGAACTTGATGTAACGGGGAGTGGCGGCAATATAATTCTCAAGACTGGCGATGCTTCTATATGGCTGCCGAACATCTTGGGCAATTGTGCATTCACCGGCGCCCCGCATGGTGGCGCTGTTGCCGGAATCAAAAAGCTGAAAGGCGGTTGACATGCTCAACGCTTCTGACCTGAAAGACGCGATCTTCGCCGAGATCGGCGACCTGACGGACGCCGGCACGGCTCTGCAAAAACTCGGTAACGCAATCG